GCGTGACTGCCGGTGTGGAACTAGAGGCGATTCTGTTTACCGTGGAATCCGCGTAAGCCCACCGCTTTGTGGGAACGTGGTACATCAGGATTCGGTAGGTCAGGTCTGTGCAGGAATATCCCCACATCACCAAGTTCTTGGACGGGTCTACCGCCACACTCATAAGGTCAATTTCTGCTTCCCTGAGTGTTGTAAAAAAGTAACGGTTTACCTTCTCCGCGCCGATGTTGACTATTTGCTGTCCGTCACAGGCGTAAAAGCCGTCGTCAGAGAGGAAGTAAGTAATACCTTGCCATTGAATGACCGAGTTGGACTCGTAGCACCCAAGGTTTCTAGAGATGTTGTCGAACTGGAATATAAGGGGAGTCCCGACGTAGGACATCCGATAGATGCTCCTGTCCATCAGGACAAGACCAAACTCGCCACCCGTAACGCCTTGAACCCTGCCGCCGTCAGGAATGTTCTGAAAGTCTGCCTGTGTGGTGGCAGATACAGCCCAAGTCGTCTCGTTGTTGATGCCAGACCATTGCACCCTAGTTGGGTTGTCTGTCTGGTAACCAGTAACCACGAAGTCCCGTACCACGGTCACGAACTTAGCCTTGGGTGCGTCCGAGGACAGATTGGCAAAGTTTGCCGTTGTCGTTAAGTCGTAGGCTTGCATGGTGTGCGCCTCTGATGCCCCTATCACCTTGTTGCCAAACTGCGTGAACTTCCACATTGTCGCGTTTGTGTAGGTCGTTGCCGACACGTCGTCTAGCGAGAAGTCAGAGGAATCTAAAATGTACAGGCGGGTTGTCCCAGAGGCAAAGACCTTGGTGGTTCCAGCCACATCCCTTGCGGCTACCACGTTTGTCAGGTTCTGGGCTGCCGAGTCGGAATAATCTTCCTCGGTTGGGAACGGCCCGTAGCCAACGGCTCTCGGATAGCAGTTCTTAGCCGTGGTCAGCGCACCGATAACCCCTGGCTGGTCTGGTAGCCACTCTCCAAAGGTAACTCTTGTTATTGCCATGTGTTACTTCCCGAAGATTGTTGTGTCCAAACGTCGTTTTGGGCAGAAATAGGTGTCCATGTATCCGAACTGGTTGATGCCTGTGTCCATGTGTCGCTTTGGAAATTAGCCGCAGTCCATGTGTTTGGCTGGTCAGGGACTAATACCCACTCCTCGCCAAACTTGTAAAGCGTGCAGGTAAGCTGTGCATTACTTGCCACCTGCCCAGAAACGCCGTAAATAATCCCAGCAATTGCAGTTAACGTGCCTACTGCTGAAACATTTGCCTGTGCGCTTACCTCGAAACCTGCGGTAGCGGAGAGAAACCCCTCTGCCGTAATCGCGCCATCTACTATTCTCAGCCTTACTGCGTCGGCAGAAACCGCCCCAGAGGCCGTAATATCGCCTACAACCGTTCGCAGTCTGTCGGCTAGTGCCGTAGCACTTCCCACCGCAGTAATAGTCGCAGAGGGGCTTACAATGGTGTTAGCGGAGGCGTTCACAAACCCAGCGGAGGTTATGTCTCCGACAACGGTTCTTGTCCGTGTAGCGTCTGACACCACACTTGCCACGCCTGAAATTGAACCTACAACCGTTCTGGTTAGCGTTCCATCTGCGGATACCGCACCAGCACTATCAACCGCACCCTCAACCGTACGCAATCTCGTACCATTGACAACCACCTGACCGTTGGCGGTGATAATTGCCTCGGCACTCTTGAAGAACTCTGCGGCGGCGTTAACAGTACCAACCCCCGTGATGTTCTGGGGGGCGTAGACAAGACAGATTTCCGTGTCCGCAGAAGCCCACACAGGGCTGTCTAGCGAGAACGCAAGCGCGTCAATGCTTGTGCTGAAGTAATCTAGTTCTTCTAGCGTAAACGGGCCTTGAATCCCGCAGTCCATCCAGTTCGAGTCTAGCGAGAACGGTAATGAATCCAGACTCCCGAAGCGGTCTAGTTCTTCAAGGGTCAGTAATGCCATTTAGTCCAGCGTTACCGTAAGGTTGCCAGTAGTAATCTTGAGGATGTCGCCCGTGTCGATTGTCTTAGCGGTCGTCAAGGCTGTGTGCATAAGCAAATTGCCGCTAGTAACCGCGTCTAGAATTCCGATAAAGCCTACAGAACCCCACGAAGCCGTACATTGCGGGAACGTAACGTCTGCGCTAGAGGTAACGACCCCAGCCGAAGCCGTGGTCACGGACAGACTTTGGCGAGCATAGGAGCCACCAGTTACTTCCGTACCCGAATTCGTGTCTGTTGGGTTGGACGTATAAAGTCCAACGAACACCGTCGTGGGTGAGCTATAAGAAACATTGCGGAGAACGTGGTCTAGGACTTTGTTCTCTAAATAATCGCTAAATTCTGCCATTTTATTACCTCGTTGTAACGGTCATAACTAAGGGAACACCAGAAAACTCACTTTCCTCGTCGGAGGTGTTGATTCTTGTAATTGCCTGGTTGTACAGGCTCGACCACGTTTGTGTACGCGGGTCGTTCATAAGGTACGGCTCTGCCTCTAAGAGCGAAGCGTAGAGCAGCGCGTCTGGGTAGTTAGCCAAGAACTCGTTGCTAGTGTTGCCTGACGACAGCACCACGGGCTTGTAGTAGTAGAGCATCTGCAAGGTGTAAGCACTATCAGGCTTTGGCGCAAACTCTAACTCGTTGCCACGCATGGTGTAGAACACCGGAAGACCTTGTTGGTCTGCGCGGGAGTTGCTAGAGAAAATGCTTGGTGAGACGTAAGAAACTACCGTTCTCGGCAAGCCTTGGATAAACACATCACGGATGGACAGAAAGTCGCTTGGCAGTCCTACCGTCGGGTCGCCTACGGTCATAGTAGCCGTAGAGGTCTGGAGCATCCTGCGGGTACGAATGTCGCGGGATAGGCGCAACTCCGCTAGGGAGATAAAGTCGGGAATCTGGCTGGTAAGGTCACTCCGTCCGAGGTAGTTCGCTACCGATGTCTGGAGGTCGCTGAAAGTCGCTAGGGCCATTGTAGTCGTTCCATGAATAAGTGTAAGACCCAACGTGCCCAATTGCGTTGGACAGGTGATGGTCTAAATAAGTATCGAATCCTGCGTCCTTTGCCTTGATGCAGAAGTACACATCCTCGCCTAGCAACTTGTCGCCAGGTATCTTCTCGAACCAGAACCAAGGTCTAGGTGTCTTCTCAAACACCTCCCGCTTGACCATCATCACCCCGCAACCAATCGCGGTCACACACTCTAGGTGGGTCTTGTCTTTAGAGATGATTGGAATCCAATGATTCTCTTTCTTCTCAAAGTCTATCTCTAGGTTCTTTGCCGTAGGTCTGACCGGCGAGGTTCTCGTTGTAGCGTTCACCCCAACGATGGGCTTGTCGTGCGCGAGCAGTATCTCTATCGTGTTCTTAGGGAACCGCATATCTGCGTCTATCCACAGAATGTAGTCCGCACCCTCTTTCAGGGCTTCTGCCGCCAGCTTCTCGCGTTGGTCAAATATCAGGGTTCCGGAAACCGTGTAAACCGCTTGGTGTCCGCTACGGTTGCGTGCGTCGTAGGCACACATTACCGCCAAGTCAAACGCCGTTCCTATCTCCATCTCTCCACGAGAAGGGATACAAATGGCGACTTTCTTTTCTTCCCACGGTGCTTTCTGTTGCTTTTGCTTAATCTTGTCGTGAATCTTGCCCACTAAACTCTCCCCGGTCTCGTCCGTAAAAAACGGTTCTCCGGGTCGTTCAGAAAGGCTTTCATTCGTTTCTGGTCTACCACCGCGAACCCCCTCATAATTCCCTTCACATTCAGGTCTGCAATGACCGAATTGGGAATCTCCGCAACTAGCGCACCATCACCCCAGCGTGCGCGTTGGTCTATCTGGTTATAAGCGGCCTTATTTGCCTCTAGTACGGGTGCGACGTTTTGTTCGTCCCTGATGACAAGCCCGCCATCTCCGTCCGCAAACCAAGTACGCTTTCCTTCTATCGTTACTTCTTCGCCCAGTTTTTGCATATCTAGTCCTGTAAAACCGACGGTGGGAATACCCCACCGCCGATTCTATCACACGTTACGCTGCTTTCAGGTCAAAAATACCGCCATGAGCCTTTTCGTTACGAACTTCGAGGGTCAGTTCGGCAAGAATCTGAGTTTTGTCAGAGTCGCCGGTCTTTGCCAGGTCGTTCGTTTGGAAAGGACGGAGGTAAGCCAGAGCTGCATACTCGGAGTCAAGCATCAGGGCATCGGTTGAGCGCATAAAGCGGTCAGGAACGATGCTGATGAGGCCGAAGTCCGAGAGGTAAGCACCTGCTGCGGCAACGATAGTCGTTGGCTCTGCGCCAGTAACGTAACGCTGCTCTGCAACACCAGTAAAGCCAGACACAGTTGCCTTCAGTCCAGGAGGAACAACCAACATCTTAGGTGTGCCGCCTTCTTCGAAGATTTCCTGTGCAACGGTCTTGAGCATGGACTCAAGGAAGGTACGGGTCGTGGTGTCAGAACGGATGTCCGAACCGTCGCCTGTCGGGTTTGTACCAGCCGAACCCTTGGATACGTTGCTAGTGATGTAAGAAAGGAGCGAACCTAACTTACGAGCGCCAGAAGTAGCCGTACCGTTGGTCTTGGCTTGGTTGGCTGTGATGATGGTCTCGATGTCACGCTTGATTTCGGAAGATGCTTTAGCCAACTGGTAAGCCTTCTCAGACTTACGACCGGCCTTGTCTACTGCCTCGAGCGTGCCCGAAACCTGAACGGTCTTGCCAACGATTTGCGTGAAGTTGCCAACACGGGTCGTGGGCGAGAGCGAAGAAGCTGCTGCGTCGTCACCTTCAATCAGGGCGTTAGCCGTGGTTGCGGCGGCGAGAGAATCAGTCTGCCACTCGTGGTTGGTCTGGGTTGCTTTAGCCTGTCCGATGGACGACATGATGGGCGTGTCGGTGGGGCTGATTGAGTAAATAATATTTGCTAAGTCCTCGCGTACACCAATCGAGGTGTAGCGCAGGTAGGTATTTGATGGGACTGCCATGATTTATTCCTTTATAAAAATCGTTCAAAGAGTTTGGCAGCGTCACGCGGCCTTCCGGTCGCCTTCAACTGCTTGCTTAATTTCTTGACCATCTCTCCGTCCTTATCAAGGCGCGGAGAGCCTACCCCTGGAGCCAAAGACTTGGGGGCTTCTGCTACCCGTTTCTGGACAGCAGGTTTTGACTTTTGCAATTTATCGAATTGCATCGCCCGGTACAGAGTTAGGACGGCGCGGTGGTCGTACACCTGCGACAACTCTTGGTCTGA